CATCACGCCGTCTGCCTTCACCGCGCCGAACTGGCGCAGCACGGTCAGGTCGTACCCGCCGAGGGTCCATTCAATCTGGATGCCGTCGTCGCCGTGGCCCAGGTCGACCTTCACCGGGCCGTCCATGCCAGCGCCGCGCCAGGCTTCCAGCTTGCGGCTGAGGGTCGGCAGGGTGACGGCTTTGCACTGACCAACGTAGCTGCCGCCATCGTTGAACAGGTTCATGTGCTTGAGTTTCTTGGGCAGGGCCATGGCTGGGCTCTCCTACGGCGCGGCCGGGGCCGCGCGGGTCAATGGGGTCAGGCGGTGATGCCGGCGGCGAAGTCGACCAGGTAGCGATCGGTAATGCGCTGGCGCAGCAGCAGGTTTTCCAGCGGCGGTACGGGGGTGTAGTCGTAGTCCAGGAACAGCTTGCCGGCCTTGAGGGTGTCCTTGTCGTTGGCCGCCTCATCGAACCAGCACTGCCCGTCGATGATGTAGCCGCCGCGCTTGAGCTCGCGGAACTTGGCGTTGATGCCCTCGACGATGTCGCGCACCAGGGAGGCGTGCATGGGCTTGTCCACAGCCCAGAAATGTCCCTCTGCCATGGTGTCTGCCAGCACCTGGGCGGTGCGGGTGTAGTTCTCGAAGGCGAACAGCGGGTCGGCGCTGCAGGTGCGCGAACCCCAGAAGCGGAAGCCGTCGCGGCGGATCAGGGTGGTGACCTCGTCGGCGTTGAGCAGGCCGGCGTCGGTGGCTGGGTTCTGCAGGTCGAAGTAGATGTCCTTGCTCAGGCCCGACACGCCGTTGACCGGCACGTTGGAGAGGGTCTTGTGCCAGCCGACCTGCTCGTCCAGCTTGGCGCGCAGGCCCAGGGCGCGAGCGATGGCGCTGGCTGGTGCGTTGGCGTTTGCAGTCGTGTCCCAGGAGACGAAGTCCGGCCAGATGAGCATCAGCTCACGCGCGCCGAAGCCTGCGCGGTAAGCAATGGCATCGCTAACGGTCTCGCAGCCGTAGGCGTTGGCGTAGGCGAAGCCGCGCAGCTTCTCGGCGATAGCCACCAGCTCGGTGGTAACCGGCAGCGAGTCGAGCCCGGGCACGCCGAGGATGCGCGGTTTGACGCCGAGCTGGGCCTCAGCCGCCAGCAGGGCCTTCATGCCCAGGTATTCGCCGGTTGGGCTTACGCCGCCGATGATGTTGCTGGTGGTCGCTGCCTCGTCGGCGCCTTCTTCCACGCGCACCACGACGGTGACGGGCGACGCCTGGTCGGCGATGGCATCCAGGCTGCGGGCCAGAGTGCCCTGCTCGCCAGCGTAACCGGAGGCGGTGAGCACGTCGGTGAGCAGCACCGGTTTGTTGAGCGGGAACTTGACCGCATCAGCATCCGACGCGGTGCAAACCATGCCCACCACGGCGGTGGAAACGGTGCGAATGGGGCGCGTGCCCTCGTTGATTTCGAGGACGCGGACGCCGTGATGGTAATCGGTCGACATGCGGGAGGCTCCTGCGGGGCGTATGCCTGATCAGTGAGCCTTGAGGGTGACGCGCGCGCGCAAGGGGCGCACGCGGCGGGCTGTGTAGCGGTGGGGGTTACAGAGTCGGGCTTATATCGACTGGCTTGCGATGCGCTCTAGCAACCAGCGGCCAAGCGGAGAAATGGAGTAAGCCTGCGGCGCCTCTTTCGGCTGGTTGTTCCGCTTATCACCGAACCCAAACGTCCCACCGTCGATGGCGAAAGAGTCGTTCACAAGCCCCAGAGAGATAAGGTCGGAAACGCAGGATGCGATGAACATCGGTTCGATGCTCGGCAGCTGTTCCTCGAGCGGCAGGCTTGAAGGGTAACCGTTACCTCCGATGCTGAATGTCACGGTGGGCCCCTCTTCCAATGGGCTCAGCTCCAACGCCCTGCGCAGAATGAAAATATGCACATCCTCAAGTTGCCGGACCAATCGCAACGATTGTGAAACCTCGTCCCAGCTTGGATTCGCGTTATCCCAAGTCCCGGCTAGGATCGCTGCGAACATGCGTACTTTCTCATCACTTTGGGTTTCGAGAACGCCTGGTATGCACTGATATAGGGCCGACATGAACGCATCTGAACGCGGCTCAGTCAGTTTTTTATCAATCCGCTTCTCCATCTCAATCATGAGATTTTCAAGGCGTTTCGCTGTGTAGTCCGCAGCTTGCTTGCATATAAGGCGATCTACACTGCCGAGCCCCATAGCCCCTAGGCCAATGGCAAAGAAGGGCATCAGAGGGTTGTTATTTTCGTAACGATTCGCCATCCGCTCCATGGTTGTGAACGGCTTTACCTCTTTCCGAGACATTAGATCTTCCCTGCGCTGATAGTGTCGCTCGATTACAACCTGCAGTGGCAACCCATGCAATGCTACGGATTAGATCAATCGCCAGCATTACCTACGCCTGCCACTGCCGCCTCGATCGCGGCGATGGTTTGCTCGGCCAGGTGCCGCGCCTGCTCGACCTCCCCGGCGTCCATCAGCGTGCGGATCTGCTCCTTGGCAGCGAGGCGCGTTTCGCGGATGACGTACAGCGCCTCGGTGTAGGCAGCGGCCTCGGCCAGGATGCTGTCCGCAGCCTGCTGCGCCGTGCGGCCGTTGATGGCCCAGGCGGCGACGGTGCGGGGCACCGCGTCTGTTGGGTATCCGGCGTCGGCGAAGGCCTGCGCCTCGATCCGGGCTCGGTCGTATTCGACGGCTCGCAACGGGTCGCCGGCAACGCGGGATCGCGCGGCGTCCGCGGCAGTGTCGACCGAATTGCAGAGCGAATCAGTTGTTGGCGAAAGGTTAATTATTGCGTTCGCTTGGTCCTCGGATATCGGCACATACCCGCTTGGTACCACGCCAGCGGCGACCTGCTGGTCGTCGTAACCGAATACTTTGCCTTCTTTCGATTTGAATAAGTTCATTCAACGCAACTCCGTCCAGCGAGTAAGTGTTCCGCTGCCAAACTGCAGCGCGGCACCGTAGGTGGAACCGGGGGGAATAACTAGATGGCCGTTCTGTATGAGGTTCGCTGAAGATGGAGAGTTGAGCGACGACATGGCGACACCATCGACGAGCAGATTGACCTGGCTGCTCGAGTTGAGCGTGACGTAAACCGACAGGTAAATCGGTCTCCCAGTGGAGTTTGTGTAGGTCACGCCCAAAGCTCGACTGGCGGTTACGTTTTGCCAGGATTGGCTGAAACCGAGCGTTATCGCCTTGATCGCTTGGAACACCCGCAGCGGTGTCATTGCGGTATTGCTATCTATCCCTTCCTCTGCCTGTAGCTGAGTGGAGAAGCGTTTGGTAATGGCTTGCCAGACGCGCAGCGGTGTCATCGCAGTGCTGTTATCTTCCCCTGCCTCGGCCTGTGCCTGGGTTGAGAACCGTTTGGTAATGGCCTGCCAGACGCGCAACGGAGTCATCGCAGTGCTGTTGTCTTCTCCGGCTTCGGCCTGAGCCTGAGTTGATAGCCGTTTTGTAATTGCCTGCCAGACGCGAAGTGAGGTCATCCAGCGGGTGTTATTCGTTCCATCCTCGGCATCTACCTGCGTCGCAACGGTGCCGGTGTGCATGTATTCCTCCCACGCACCCAGTGAGCCATTCGCGCGCCTGAAGAACGCCCGTTGACTCTGCCTTGAGTAGTACCGCTGGCTGACCAGGCCGGCGCCTCCGCGTCGAATATCAACAAAGCCTGGCTCGGCGATTGGCAG